GTGGACTGAATCTAGGCCAGGCTACCAGGGCGAGCATTATTTGCTAGATGAGCATGGTATGAAGATAAGCGTGAATGACGGTGATATAAATCCATATGGCGTAATGCCAGTAACGTTTTGCCATAGACATCCACCAATACGTGATTTTAATAGCGTAAAGAACGCTATGGATGTTGCGCAGGCTGACCTAGCGCTAAATGTAGCATTATTTGAGCTGGAAATTTGTGTAAGGTACGGCGCGATGGGGATAAAATTTGTTGCTGGTGTTGACGATGCAAGTAGGATACAGATTGGCACAGACAAGATACTTTATCTGCCCGAAGGTGCAAATTTCGGCGTTACTAACAGCGGTGGCTCACTTACTGAGATTGTAGATGCTACAAGGTTCTTTGTGGAGTCAACACTAAACAATAATCACATAAGAGCCAAATTTGCTAGAGATGACTCAGGTAACGCGCCAAGTGCAGCTAGTTTATCTATCTTAGAGATGGAAGCTAGAGATATCACCACTGGCGAAAAAGAAGATACCTGGCGGCCCTGGGAACAAAAACGCTACAAGATCGATAGAGAAATACTTCGTGTAGAAGCAGGCGTAGATGTCGGTGAAGATTACAGTGTAGACTTTCTCGAACCGAATTATGCTCTCACACCTGACACGGAGATCGCATTGTGGAGCTGGCGTTTTTCACAAGGCTTGGCATCGAAGCAAGATTATTTTGACTATATGAATCCTGATGCAAGTCCTGAACAGCGTGCAGAGTTTCAAGCACAACAAGAACAAGCTGAACAGCAAGACCAACCAGTTAATCGTTTACTAGACAGACTGCAAAATGGCAATAGTTGATGATGTTATAAGATCATATGACGATGAATTAGAGCGATCAAAACGCGAATTTGTAGATGATGTAGAAAATCTACAAGAAGAAGGACTCAGTGCTACTGAAGTTCTTTTGTTTATATCTGCGTTAGATGTAGCAACCTACTTTACGCAGGATTTAGGCATGAATACGGCGATAAATAATTATATGAATGCTACAACTAGCCTTTTAGGTGAATTGCCGTTTTTTGGCAGTATTCAAGAAGAACAATTATTGGCGCTAAGAAATGTTCAGCAATCACACATCTTAGGCGTTACCAATCAAGTTGGGGAATCATTGCGCATGAGTATCGCTCAAGGTATAAGTAATAACCTAAATCGAGTGCAATTGGAAGATTTAATGACAAGAAATCTTGGTAGAGATATGCCAAGAATAGATACGGTGATTACTAGCTCTCTCGGCGTGTATCAGCAAAGCGTGATTGGTGCTATGGCAGAAGATTTACCTGGAGATACAAGGTGGATATACGATGGCCCAAGAGATGAGAAAAATAGACCTTTATGCAGAGAATATTTAACAAAACAACCACTTACTAAAGAAGAAATAACATCTATTGATCCAAATGGATATTATGATCGCGGTGGGTATAACTGTAGGCACTTATGGCTTCCTTCGGAGTAAATCTTAAAAAGATACGTAACCTTAAAAAACTCTTAGAGTTTCAACAGCGTGATGTCGATGAGTTTGGCAGAAAAATAGCACAAACTCACGTAAGACAGATACAAGCTGGCCTTGATTTTGAAGGTAGGCAGTTTCCACACTACACATCAAGCTATGCAAAGCGTAAAGCTATGGGCAAGATTAAAAATCAAAAGTCCAGGCAAGCAGCACCGCCAAACCTTACGTTGACTGGTGCAATGCTAAATAGTTTTAAATACATACGCGGCGAGGGCGGCAAAGCTGAATTGCTAATAGAATACGGTATTGAAGATGGTAAGCAAGCACAGAAGCTAATCGACAATCAAAAAGGCGTGTTTAGGTTGCGATCAGGTAAGAAAAAGCGAAGAGCAGATAAGAAGCGTGTAGTCGCTCGCCCTAATAAGATAGGGCCGATGGTTGAAAGTTTAATTGCAGCAATGTTCGCAAGTATCATAGCTAGGAACATTACAAGAATTTTAAAACGCCAAACGGTTATAACCTATGAAATATAGGAGACAGTATGTCTGAAGATAATGTGCAGAGCGCACCTGGTGACAAACCATATGTCGAGCGACCACCAGTAGAAAAAGCAGTTGCTCAAGAGGTGGCGGCCGAACAAACGCAGGATCAACCAACTAACCCTGAAGTTGGAGACTTGATCGCAGAGTCAAAGAAGTATAGGGCGAGAAGTCAAAAAGCTGAATCTGAACTTGCTGAATTGCAAAAGAAGGTAGAAGGGCAACGCATTAAAGAGCTTGAAGCAAAAAAAGAGTGGCAAACTCTTGCTGAAGAGCGTGCGGCGCGCATAGCAGAGCTAGAACCAATTGTGCAAAGAGCAATGCAAGAAGAAGCTGATCAAAGAGAACAACTCTTGAATGACTTTAGTATAGATGACCGTGAAGTATTTGGAGATTTGCCAATGGCAAAGCTGCGAGCATTACATGGTAAGATAATTCAAAATCCTCGCATACCTATTGCGAATAATCCTGCTGTTCCAGCAAACGAAGTTCAAGAAGATTGGACTGCTATGAATGATAAAGACAGAAAGAAGAACTGGAGCAAGATTGTTGAAGGGTATAAGAGAATAAAAAAATAAAGGACAATAAGTTATGGCTTATACTGCTTTTAGTGGAGATGCAACTCAAGGTGCAGCTACTGGTGATTTATCAGGAGCTGGACACGTAGATGTATTTATCCCTGAACTGTGGAGCGATGGTATTTATCGCTATTTTGAGAAAGCATTAGTTTTCAAACCTTTTTTTGATGACTATTCTTCTCTAGTACAAGGAAGAGGCGATGTGCTTCATATTCCTACAATCCAAGAGGTTGCAACTTCTAGAAAAACTGAAAATGCTGGTGTTGCTTACTCTGTTAATACTGAAACTGAAATACAGTTGCAAATCGATCAGCATATGTATGCTGCAAAGCTATTTGAAGATATTGCAATGATTCAGTCAAACGAGCAGTTGTTTGACAAGTATGCTCAGTCTATGGCTTACGCACTTGCAAAAGCTGTAGACACTGAGATTGAATCTCAACTTCAGTCTTTGGGAACAACTCAGGATTTAGCTGCTAATAATAGTATGTCTAATGCTGATGTTGAAACCGCTCTTGGAACTTTAATGTCTAATGACATTCCAAAAGAAGAATGTGCATTCTTTGTAAATCCATTGATCTTTGCTGATTTATTGAACTCTAGAGCATTCGTTGCTGCTGGTTCATCTGCTGGTATTGGTTTTGGTGCAGACAATGATGCAATGAGAACTGGTGAAGTTGGTTTACTATTTGGTATACCAGTATTCCAAAGTTCTTTAATACCAACTACTTCTAGTGATGGTATTGAAGTTGGATATTTAGTACATAAGAGTGCGATCGCTGTTGCGGTTCAGCAAGACATCAGAGTACAGTCTGAGTATTCTGTTGACTATCTTGGTACTAAAGTTGTTGCTGATATCATTTATGGTACAGCAGTTACTACAAGTAACCACGTTAAAGGCATTGAATTCTTGAATTCATAAACCTTGTGTAATCATGCTGGGCGGTGCTGTGTCATCGCCCAGTGTAATATATGAAAGATACTTATGATAATACTGAATAAAGATAATCACACAAAACATGTTAGCTCTCGTGAAGAAGCACAGAAACTTGTAAATGAGGGTTATCAGGTAATTAAAAATAAACTTGGTGGGCCGAAGATTGTAAAGTCTGAAGCAAAGAAAAAGAAAAAGATATTTAAGAAATAAATCTTAATTATGTCTCGTTCACGGTTCGCCTAACCTTAGAGATGGAGAAAAAATGGCAACAAGTAATTTACATCATTATACAGCGCAAGAAGCGCTCAACGTTATCACCGCAGGCGGTGGCTATGATTATGTCACCAACGCCACAGTCAACTCACATGTATATGTAGCAATCACTGCTTTACATGTTGATGCAGTTATCTCTGCAACAAGTTCAGATACAGATATATGGGATTCGCTTTCAAGCGTTACAATAAAAGCAGGCCAAACTATTTATGGTCAGTGGACATCTGTCACTGTAGCTAGTGGTGATTTTGCAATCGTACATAGGAGATCAAGTTAATGGCCAATCTACATAAACGATCAGTCCAGGAAGCGCTTAATAGCACTGTTGGTGGTAACTGGAGTCCGAAGACCGCTACAGCTAGTGGTAGCAGCGCAAATGTTAATAATACTGTACATGTGCAGTTAGCTTCAACCACTGCTACAATAGGTGTGCATAGCACCGTAGAACTTCATTTTAATTTTAGCGCAGATGCTGGGCAAGATGTTAGCGCTACAAATGATATGATATTACCAAAGAACACTATGATGTATTTCACTGTGCCAAGAGGTCTTGGTAATACAGTGTTTTTCAATCACAATAGCACATCAACTAGCACTGGTTCAGTGCGGATCGTGGAGATATAATGATAGGATCAATGGGAAGTGCAGTTGTACCTGATCTAAGCCAGGGCGGTACAGTAGATGGCGATTTAACTATTACTGGAGATTTTAAAGTTGAAGGTGCTGGTAGTTTTGCTTATGATGAGATACTCAATGGCAAAATGAAAATCACAACAACGGATACTTCAGGTACTGCTTTATATGTTTATAATAATGCTAATCATAGTGGTACTGGGACTGGTGCGTTAGTAACATTAGAGCTTGATAACCCATCTTCTACTGGTACTGTTTTAGATATAAGGCATGATGGTAGTGGAGACTTTTTAAATCTCAGAGCTACAACAACAGAAGTGATGACTGTTACTTCAGCAGGTCGGTTGGGATTAGGCACAGACTCGCCTGAAGAAAAGTTAAGTATTAATAATGGAAAAATTCAATTAAGCAATCAACAAATGCTTACTTTTTCAGATATAGGTGATGGTAATAGCGGTAGAGTAGGT